TAATCACCGGTGGCCTATCATCAAGTTGTTGCCTCGGCAATGTCTTGGTGAGATGGCAAAGTACGGGGGGGACGCTGAGTCCTCGGATCAGCGCACTCTGTGAGGAAGAAGACAATATGCCCTATCGTACACTCCTTGACTCGGAAATCTCGATGGTATACCATCAAACCGAGCAGGCCGTGGGCCCATCCAGCTGCAAAGCCTTAAACGACGGATACGAATATACCGCCGTGGCGTTGAAACGTCGTGAAGAGTGCCTCAATAAGAGGACTCCCGACTATTGGCAGCGTAAAAGGACGGGTGGCTTACTTCCATTCACCAACTATTGGCGTTATTCAGGCAAGTCCTGGACGTCCAAGACCGGCACGGCAACGCTCCGGTTTAAAGTTGGTAGTGGTAGCACCCTGTGTACGATTGACACAACCAAGCAGTTCGCCGTGGACTGTCCTCCTTTGTTGGGGGACGATGGTCTGCGGGCTGCATTTAATGGTATGTGGCCTGACATGGCACCCTATACTTTAGGTGCCTTATCAGAATGTGTTCCCGATTTGGACGTCGGGACGCAGGTGGCGGAAATGTCAAAGACAGCCGATATGGCTTTTGACGTTGGTCGGAACCTGTTTGACTTTGTTGGCAGACAGGTGAAAAGCCTCCGTCGAGGCGGTATTAGGGCCTTGATACGCGACTTGAGCCATAGGAATTATGGTAAGAAGCGCGGTTCCTTCGCTGATGAGTGGCTAGCCACTACCTACGGGTATGGTCAAGTCATCCGGGATTTTGAGGACATGCGCAAAGCATGGAATCAACGCCTGATAAACATCAAGCGAGGCAAGGCGGATGGAGTTTCCCTTCATACAGTTACCGACACGAGTCGGACTGAGTATTTGTGGGGTGAGGCTCCCGGCGCAACCGTTAAGATCGACTTACACCGGGAATTCCGGATGTCGACGCTGGCGCGAGCTGCCGCTAGGTACTTCCACGCGTTACCGAATGCATATGCAGACGGTTACGTTACGTTGTACGAAATGATCCCGTACTTCTGGATGGTTGATTGGTTTATCAACATAGGAGACGCCCTTAAGGCTGCAAATGTCGTTCGCAATGCTCACAGTATCAGTGTTGCGGAAGGCTATATCCTTACATGTGAAACCACGCAGACTTGTTCGCTGGATACACCAGCTGTCTTGCCGTGGTCCAACGCGACAGTTTCAGGTTATGAGGCAAAAGCACTGGATGTGCTCAAGCTCAGAATCCCTGTCGGCACCCCTTCACTTGTCCCGAGGTTTAACCTTAACTTGTCCGGTCACAAGCTGATAACTCTAGCTAGTTTGCTAGAACAGCAACGATCAGACGTAATCAAGACTTTCTCTAGGAGATGAAAGATGGCTGGTATGACTACCACGCTGACGGTGTTCTCCAACACCGCAAACTCGCGCACGTACACTGCACCTGCGCACACTGTGACGAAGCCTCAGATCGTCGTCCAACGCCGTCGTGTTCCGCAGAATTCCGTGGGATTGGCTCACAATGAGCTCAATGTATCCTTCGGCGCTGTGGATTCCGACGGCGAGCCCTTGGACCGTAAGTGGTTCTTCGGGGCAACGGTCCGTGGTCCCGCCAACGGTGACGTGACCGATCAGAACAGTGCACTTGCGCTGTTCCGTGAGATGGTGGCCAGCGATGAATTCGCTGCCATGATCAGTACCCAGAATTACATCCAATCCTAGAGCCCATCTGTGGGCTGGGATGGATCGCGGCTGTTTAAAAGGGTGGCGATTGCAGCAGGAATTTCCGCTGCTGTGATCGTTATCTTTGAGCCGTTCTGCGGTACGTCCGATGTTCTGCATATGCAGGTCATCGAATTGCTAGAGTGCGTTCTGTCTCTAGCAGGTCACTAACCCCAAGCAAAGACCACGGAGAACGTAATGTCCCCGACGGAACTCGCAGTCGCGATGACTGCAGCTTACTTGGAAGATCACTGCCAGGACCTGGACACTGATGTCCTTCTTGGTTTATGGTCTGCTGTCGACGCCGGCGATCTTGTATCGCTGGCGACCGCTAGTCGCCTCCTGCCACGTAGTACTGCAGGATGGGTGAAGTTGAGACAAGTCGAAGCCTTCTGGAAGAAGTGCCGAGACTTCTCATCCGCCACTCGTTGTACCGAAAACTGCTTGAAATCCTTTCTGCAGTCGGAGGAAGAGTGTCGGATAGCCAATCAACGCCTGGATGCATTCGCATCTGACCCGTCTTCGGTTGATCCGGAGATTTCTACATGGGTAAGGCGTATGGAGCGATCGATCGATCGACTCCTTGGCGACTTCCGCCCTTTCCTTGATGACCTACCAAGGTTGTTAAGGGTGACGGCTGGCGCGACGCTCGGACGGAGCCGAAAACGGGCGCTGCCTTTTCTGAAGGTAAGCGGACGTCTGACGATCCCTTCGTCTAGGGCCCGCAACTACTGGGATGCCATCCATGCTTACTGGCATGGTGATGGTTTTCATGGTCCCCAAGCTTTGGAGGCCGTGCGAGAAGAGTGCAAAGGAAAGCACATTCAATCCTTCATCCCTTGTGCTTCATACAAGGTGGAATCCTGCAATAGGATTTCGCTGGTAGAGAAGAATTGGTCAACATACCGTACGACGGCAGCTGAGAGTGAAGGTGCAATGCCTTTCCAATTGGCTTTCGACCAGTACGGTAAGGAACGCCTCCGTAATGTGGGGGTTGACCTGAAACACGGCCAGAAACATAACGCTGCAGCTGCCCTCCGGGCATCTGCTGACTGGGACGTCGTGGATACAGATGCCACGATCGATATGGAGAGAGCGTCTGATTGTACTGCGTTCAACGCAGTGGCGCTCCTCTTCCCCTATAAATGGTTCGAATTCCTGAACACATTTAGGTCAAAGCGTTACACTGGCCAGTTCGGTGATGGACAATACGAGAAGTTCTCCTCTATGGGGAACGGGTCAACGTTTGTCATCGAGACCATTATCTTCTGGGCCGCTGCCGTCGCCGTTGGGGCCAATCAGCCTCTGATTTATGGCGACGACGTCATCATTCCGTCACACTGTGTGGCGGATTTTGAGCGGCTTGTCAACTTCCTGGGTTTCACGATGAATCGTGAAAAGAGCTTCACGGAAGGTCCCTTTCGTGAAAGCTGTGGCGGTGATTACTTCGCTGGCGTAAGGGTAACTCCCTTTTACTTTCGCCGGCAACCGTCATCAAAGCGGGAATGGGCCCATTTAGTTAACGGGCTTCTCTCGCTTTCGTATCCGTGTTCACAGATGGAGGCACTTGCTACTTCATTGTTAGTGGAGCAACAGCTCCGAGTTGTACCATACAACTCTGATGATAGCAGCGGTGTCTTTATATCTCCAACCACGGCATACGCCCAGAAGTTGATTCGCGAGACTGCCAAGAACGGTGGTCAAACGACAGGTATACGCGGATTTATGGCGTATACCACCTTGCCCCACATACGAAGAACTCGCGGGTGGCGCAATGCCTTCCTGTGGCACGTAGCAGGGTCCTCTGTGGACCCGGAAGCTGCTGTGCAGCAGTCTAAGTATGATCCTCCTGGGTTGGATCCCGTTTTAGAGGAAGAGGGCTCGGAAATAACGAGCACGGTAGTAGGGTCCCGACAAAGTGTGCAATGGCGCATATTTGTCGCGAGTAGTCCATGCCCATTCCACGTTTATAGCTCAGAGGAGGCGGTACTTGCCGCACACTCGGCCGTCATGAAGGCGGTCAAACGAGCTAGACGTGATAAACGGCGCAATGCCGTAAGGAAGAATGGGTAACACCCGTCGAAATACACCAATACGGTGTAATCGAGGGCTGGACATGGCATG